GATATAGTATTTCTACGGCCAACATCATTTTCTTCAAGGTTTGACTTCTTACCATCGAGTAAGAAGAGCTCTTTAAAGTGAACGATAAAGTATCGTCCTTGCTTATGAAGAATATGGCATGACTGGTATAACTTATTATCTTTACGTGATGCTACACCAATTCGTGTAAGTGTCTCTCTTATTTTAAGGAAATCATCTGGCTCGTTTAATGTAACCTCGAGCATGTTTGCCGGGTTCCATTCTACAATGTTATTTTCTTCCACCTTTAGCCACCTTATGTTTCAATTCGTTTATATGTTCAGTGGATAGGAGAGTTAAAACTTGTCGGGCTTTTTCATTACTATAGCCATAATATTTTTTAACTACATCCAAATCACTAATATGTTCAGGTTTGAACCATTTAGAAAACCTTTTACGTTTTCTAATTATATTTATAAAAAAATCAAATTGAAGACGATTATCAAGGTGGTGATTACGATTCATCTCATTTGCGGCTAGTACAGTATCAGGAAAGTATGATAGCTGTCGATTAATCATGTAAGATGAGTATGCCTTTTCAGCTACGTCATCTATCATGATATCTTTCTTGGTGTAATTTATTGCATTAGTATACTCAAAGGGATTCATTTTTTTCCACCATTGATTGTAATTCTGCTACAACAGGGACTATCGTGGCATCCCACCATTCTATAAACTCATTATAGTTATTATCAAAATAAGATTCTTTTATAAAGTTTTCAATTTCTAAACAGTTAAAAGCCATCGATGGCTGTATTAAACTGTGTGCTGATAATAACTCGCACATTGCAAGTTGATTAACAAATTGGTTTAACATTTCAATTTCCATTATATATCCTTAGCTATTTTTTCAGCAAGAGCCATTCCCATTGTCCACCCCAGATGACCTGCTCCGGTGTTAACCCATAAACCCTTTGTCTTAGTTATAATTGGTAACATGTCTGGTGTCATTGGTCTTAGGCATGCCCATTTCTTATAGTTATTTTTATTCACAAACGTATTCTTTTCTACCCAGTTGGCTAATGGCTTTATTCTATCTTCGCGTACATCATGATTCCAGTCTGCGAGCTCCGCTGTACCTGCAACTCTGAACATGTTATTTGCAAATGGTGATGCCACTATTTTCTTTTCATCATCAAGTACAGATATGTTAGGACTTTCATAACAGTTATCATATGTTATTGAATAACCTTTAACTGGATAAACATTAACCGGAACCAATGAAGGCGTATAGGCACCAGCACATATAACGATTTCATCATATTCTTTTCTAAGATCGTCAAGTGTTAAGGCAAAGTCACGTTTATTACATAAGAGCTTCATTGACGATGTTGCTACAATTTTATTAACTCTTATGCTATAATCGAACTCAGGTTTACTCATCATATAACTAGACAGCTGAGTACAAAATTCATGAATGTCACCAACTGAGTCACCTTTAGTTAACGTAGCACCAATCACATCATTGGCTTTAATATTATACTTTATAAGATTTGTTTTTGTTTTTACTCTACCCCAACCCGTATTCTTAAATCTATCGAGTGTTTTCTGTGCAGTGTTCCATGACTTTTTATTTCTGTATATATGTAGTATGCCACATTCATTATGATGAAACTTAATTCCAGTTTCTTTCATTAATTTCTTTAATAGCTTGCGAGAACGAAGGCTATACTCAATAGTCTTACGTGTATTACTATCATACTTATTCATGACAGTTGCGCCGATAAAGCCGGCTATCCACCTAATCTTAGACCAAGACCATACATCTGGACGAAATGCTAAAGGCGCATCTGGTTGTGTTAGCCATTTAAAACCTTTAGCTATATTTTCATAAGTGTTCCATACTTCAGCATTGCAAACAGAAAGTTGACCGCCATTAGCATAACTACATTGTTCAGCTATGCCATTAGGATCATATAGTCTTACTTTATATTTTTTTGCCAGAAAGTATGCAGTAGTTATTCCAGCGACACCACCACCGACAATTGCTACGCTCTTTTTTGATTTCCCCAATCTTCGACTCCACCAATGTAATTATCATACTCAAGTTCGTTCACAATGTGCTCTTTGGTAAGATCAGTAGTTGGAATTTTATTCAAGTGTGTATTATTCCAATATAACTGTGGAACAGTTCTATGCCCTTGCTCTCTCATGAAGTCCTTTGCAAATAAATCATAACTAACATTAATTTCCCTATACCTAAAGTCCCATTCGGCAAGTTTCTTTTTTAAAAGATGACAATAACCACAATCATCTTGAGTGTAAAGTGTTAAATTAATTGAACTGTACATCTGACATTACCTCCGTTAAACAAGCTACCACGTTTAATTCGTGATCAGCGACAAATGCATTTTTGTATTGATAGTCTGCAAGCAGCAATACGAGTTGTGGAATTGATTGTGGGGCAACTTTATCTACCATCCTATCATAAATCGCTCTAAAAATAGCGCTTGCATCAGTATCTATATTATTAACCACCCAAGATCTCATCTTTTTAAAATCTTTATTTTTCAAGTGATCGAATAAATCATCATAGTTTTTATCTTGTAAGTTGTTGACAATACCTGTGTCTATCTTACCGTTTACAGAATACCTTTGTAACTCATTTAATACTCTACGCCAGTCAGGCGCAAACTTCATTATGAGATCAGCGACTGGCTTATCTTCATATTCTATTTGCTCATCAGTTAGTATTGTCTGACATTTTTCCATAAAAGACTGACATAATTGTACCATGTCTTTCTTAGATGTATTAAATTCATATACACCACATCTTGAATGAAGTGGCTCAATAATTCTATTCTTAAAGTTACATGTAAGTATGAACCTACAGTTTTTAGAAAACTCTTCAATAAATCCACGAAGAGCAGGCTGCGTTGATTGAGGATTTAAGTAATCGGCTTCATCCAATATCACAACTTTATAACCACCTTGTAGAGAGACAGATGACGCAAATTGTTTTATCTTGGTTCTTAACGTGTCAATGTTACCTTCCTCAGAACCATTGATTAATATATAATCGCAGCCGAGCTCATTACATAGAGCTCGGGCTACGGTAGTCTTACCTAAGCCGGCAGTACCAGTGAACAACATGTTAGGTAGTTCTTTACTGACGACAATCTTTTGGAAGGTTTGTTTTAAAGATTCAGGTAAGATTGTATCGGATACAGTCTTAGGCCTATACTTCTCAACCCATAGAAACTCAGTACTCATTACTTCTTTGCTTCTACTTTCTGTTCACTCTTATCATTCATTGCATCTTCTTGTTGAAGTGCCTCACTAATTTGAATAATTTGAATGCATTGGTCTCTAAGACTACCAATTGTGGAGAGCTCTTCACCTTTGAACCCGCCTCTTTGAGTAACAGCATCTATAACTGCTACAGTACTTCTACTTGCTTTATTAGCAAGATCCTTTAATTGAGTTAAATTTTCTGACATGTCATTATGCTCCGTATGTTGAAGATTTTTCGAGTGCAATCCAATACTTTAAAGGTATTTCTTTATTCTTAAACTGCGTTATTAATTTTGAAGATATTTCAACCTCATAGTCTCCTGGAAGAATCTTAAGATTTGAAATACTTATGATAAAGTTAAATACAGCGTCCTGCTTAAACTCACCATCTATATCAATAGAGAAAGCGTTAGATGTAGAATTTTGGTTTTCCACTACAGAAAGACTTAGTACTCCATCTTTAGCTCTTATTGATACTTCACTATGACCTAGTGTTGAAGCTGCTTTCTTTAATTTATTCAGCGTACTATTATCAAGAGTAAACTTAACATCAGCTTCAGGCATAGTGACGTCTTTTGTAGGAGCCGTTAGTGTTTCCTCGGCGGCATAAAAGTATTTTACTTTTGACCTGCCGGATGAGTCAGAAACAATAACAAAGTCATCCTCAAACTTTAAACTTGGAGCATCGACTAATCCCATAACTCCAATGAATTCATTTAAATCATATATGCCGAAATCCTTGGGAAACTCTTCGGTGACATCGGCAGTTGCCACAACGTTTCTTGCTTCACTAATTGTCTTAATATTTGTTCCAGACTTAATCAGCATGTTCTGATTAATACCTGAAAAGTTTCTTAAAACATTGAGAGTGTTTTCACTTAGTTCCATAATAAACCTTCCTTTTTAATTTTATAGTATATTCTATCACAGTTTTTAACATTTGTAAACAGTTAAATTTTCATCTTAGAGAAATTTTTATCTTTTGCAAACTCAATCTTAGATTCAAACTTACCGTCAAGTATGTCACCCTTATGTGATATAATAAATGTATTACTATCAGCATCTAAGGTATACAATATCTTTAATAAGTTTTCAATTCCATCATGATCGAGTGATGAGTCAAATGTTTCATCCAGCACCAATAAGTTAGTTGACACTGAATTTTTCATCTTTGCTATCTGCCTCCAAGTAAATAGCAATGATAAGTCAATTCTTTGTTTTTCACCTTCACTAAATGAGTCATAAGTAAAGTCATCTCTATGTCTTGACCTTATAGTCTCATTAAAGTTTTCATCAAGGTTAAAGTGAACAAAGAAATCAAGTACTTGTAAATATTGATTAACAAGTTTATTAATTGCAGGTAAGTACTGTTTTATTATCTTAGTCTTTATACCTGTATCTCTTAACATTTCTGCGATAACTGAGTTATATCCAAGCTGCTCGTTCACCTTAAGCTTTTCTTCAAAGAGATCTTCCTTATCGCAATTAAGTTTTTCTAAGTCAGTTCTTGCTTCAGATAAGTCAGCCGATACCTCACCTTCTAAGTATGTTCTTAACTCATTATTACTTTCATTTAGCGATTGTATCTCACGATTATTCGCATTCATGTTATTTGTTTTTTCAGTAATATCAGCAATTATATCTTCGACTGCCTTTATTTTTCTATCAATCTGTGAGCTATAGTCTTGCGTTAAGTTTAATGTAGATTGTACTTGGTATGCCTCATTCTTTGCCTTAGTCATTAACGCATCTTTATTATCAATTTGCTGATCGCATGTTGGACACGTATCATTATTTTCCAAGAACATTCCACGCTTTGCAATCGTTTTCATTTCCTGCTTTGTCTGAGCTATTTCAGAAATTATGTCATTCTTTTTTCTTTGAAGTTTTTGTAGCTCATCAAGTGCTGTATTGTTTTCGATATCTTTACTAAGATCGCTGTTATCTTCCTGCAACTTTTCAATTCGCTCTTGAGCTCGCTTAACTTGTTTCTCATATTTCTTTTTGTTTTCTTCAGTTAACGCGGCAATGTCTCTTATATACTTAGACTGCTGTTCAATCTTTGACTTTACTATATTGGTGTTATTAGTTACAGTTACTATCTTGTCTTTAAGTATCGAGTTCTTTTCTTTCAATATCGTATTCATTTTAGAAAAGATATTAATATCCAGAAGATCCTCGATAACATCCCTACGGTGTCCAGCATTAAGTTGCATGAAGGGAATGAAAGAAGAGGAACCTAGCACAACTACTTGATGAAAACTCTTATGGTTGAGTTTCAAGATGTTTTGTTCAAGAATCTTCTGGTATTCATTTGCATGTGAAGATTGATTAATCATCACAGTGTCTTTCTATATTTCAAATATGTTTGGCTTTATGCCACGAATAATTTTAAAGTTAGCCTGTCCTATAGTAAACTCGATCTCAACTACGGTTTGCTTTCCATTAATTGAGTTGACTAGTTGGCTCTTCATAATCTTTCGATGTGGTTTACCAAACAGTGCAAAAGATAATGCATCAAGCATGGTTGACTTACCTGCACCATTATGACCTACCACAAGAGTAGACTTATGTTGATTAAGAGAAATTTCTGTAAATGAATTTCCAGACGATAAGAAATTCTTATAGCGAATCGTTTTAAATATTATCATGATATTTCTAGTGCTTGTGCCTCTGTCATTAGTTCACGCATTTGAACTTTTATTTTATTTTTATCCAAGTCAGTATCTACCGCATCAATATATGTGTCCACTATCTCAGTGGTGTCATCAAAGTTCATGTCTTCATCATCAACATTAGCACCAATAAACTCATTAAAGTTTTCTGCAATCTTAAGCTCGTATATATCTTGATTTTGTATGTTATCAATAAATCTGTCAAATGTAAAGGGATCAGTCTTATTAACTACTACAACTTTTACAAACTTCTTTGAAAAATTTTTATTATAACTATTATAATCTATTTCTTCGTCATTGTAAAGGACTTTTTCAAATAAAGTATGTGGATTCCTAATCTTTTCTATCTTCCTAGTTTCAGTATCGATAATGTGAAAGTACTTAGGATCATGAGCATCAGACCAAAAGAACTCCATTTGACTACCTAAGTACCAAACATTATCTTGCCTTGATGACACGTGAAAGTGACCAGTTAATACCAGCTCGAATCTTTCAAATACATTAGGATTCATGCCATGCTGGTTTTTTATACCTCGCATTAACTCAAAGCCATTAAGCTCTAAGTGCGCACCAATCCAGTCTGCCTTACACTCTTTTATAAAGTTCATACATACATCATAGTTGTCTTGACATATCCACGGCACTAAGCCAATTTTAAGAGAACCATAACTCATAACTTTTGGTTCCATAATAATGTTTACTTCATTCATATAGTGACCAAGACATTCTTTTAATGAGTTAAGCTCATTTGTATTTTTAAAGTAAGTATCATGGTTTCCTGGAATAATGTCCATGGACATACCGCGTATACGTAGTTGATCAAGGAATACTCTACGATTATGATTTAATGCCTTAAAGTTTACAAACTTACGATGATCATAGTAATCACCTAAGTGAAGTATTTGTTTTATGTTTTGCTTTTCACACTCAGGAAAGAATACGTTATTATAAAAATCTTCTGCATTATTTAAAAATATTTCAGATGAGTTTCGTATTCCAGTATGAGTATCATTAAGTAGCGCTATCTTCATTCCATAAACTCACTTAAATCTGAGTCAGCAATTCTAACTCTCTTTTTCTTTTTTTCTTTCTTAACGAGTTCTTTAACTTCAGAGTCAGTTGATCGAACTCTTGCAATTCTATCTTTAAGAGTATCAACGAAGTGTGCTGCAGTATCAGCCGCAACTCCTTCAGTGCCAACGTCTACAAAACTATCAATACCAGATTTAGTTAAGTACTTCAGTTTAATTTCTTGTTGTTTCTTTTCTTTTGTTATTCTTCTTAAGAATGCGTACCAAGTTATCTGTGTAAAGTATGCGAATGCATTTGGCTTTCCAGTTCTCGTTGCAGCCTCTAAGTTGTAGTTTCCTATCGCCTTTAAACAGTTCTCGACTGCATCCATTACCATTTCTTCTCTATAAGTGTATCTTATAAAGTTTGCCTTATGTGATAAGCCTTCAGCTATCTTAAGGAAGCATTGTGCTATATAATCTGGTACAGTTGGAATAGTGTCTTGAACTTTTCTAGCGTGGTCAACTCTTCCTACATATTCCACTACCGCAGTAGAGAAATCAGAATTATTGACGTAGTGTATGCTTTTTTTACGTGCCATCTTTGTAACCTTTCATGATTCTATTATACACCTTTTTAAGCTAAAAGTAAACAGTTATTTTATCTAAACATTTGTAAATAAAACTGTTTACATTTGTTAAAAACTGTGATAGAATAGAAGAGTATATTGAGGAGGGAGGAATACCCTAGTGAAAAGTCTTAGGGTCTCGGGGTTTAAATTTAATTATGTTATCAGTATCTGAGTCTATATTAAGTGTATCTTCTTGTACAGCTCCATACTTTCTCTCTAAAAAGTCATCCATTTCATCATCAGTTAAATCTCTTAGTGCATCTTGTATTTCATCTATATTGGCATAAGTCTTTTTTCTACCAGTCTCTTTACTTATTTTTAAGTCGTGGTTTATACCTCTTAGGCATGCCTTATAGTGTTTTAATATATTAGGTGACGGATTTGAAGTTACTATAATATGAGATGAATTTAATGTTTGCAGTGATGAAGGATCATCTTGGAAAGCCATCCACGGCCTAAACGCAAAAAAACGCCATCCTTTTTGATAATCTTCAATTGCAATAACTCTTAAAGCTTTCTTTACTAGAATGTCGCCGGTATCTTCTCCGGTGTCCCACTCCATTACCTCACATATTATCTCTTCATTATTTGTCAGCTTAAATTGTTTTATGTTCATAAACTCACTCTATAAGTCTTATGGTTAAATTTTTCTCGTCCATAAATTCTTAGTCTCTCATCAGCATGTAGTATACCGAAATTCTTTTTAGATTTCCAACTTATATCGTCGATGATGTCATATAGTGTAGTACTCTTTCCATCATCTGTCTTTCTTAAACCTCGTCCTATACTCTGCAAAACTCTTATCTGTGATTTTGACGGAGATGCAAAGACGATATTATGAAGGTTCCTAATATTTATACCCGTACTAAATGTTCCAAGTGACGCAACAGTAATGGAGTCTTTCTGCTTTTCAACGATAGCTCTTATCGCTTCTCTGTCAGTAGCGGCGGTCTCACCTGATACAAAAAAAATCTTGCGCTTTTCTTCGGCCTCATCTTTAATTAACTTATATAATGGCTTACCGTGTTTTTCTACGTAGTTATATAAAACGAGGGTGTTGCCTTTTAAATCTAGAGTTAAGTTTTTGATAAACACGTTTCGCTTATCATTTGTTACTACGTACTCAATCTCTTCTTGGTAAGTTTTCTTTCCAAAGTCTTTACGAATTTTCTCATGATATTGTAAAATAATTCTCCTAATCGTAAGTTTGGCGAGTGTATCACTATCTTGTAGAGCTCTCGTGCTAGTAACACGATATATCTTTCCAAACAATCCTTGTAATACTAATTCATGAGTTAATGCACCATCGAGAGTTCCAGTAGTTCCAAACCTGTATTCAGCTTCAATGCACTTATTCATTATCGTGGTAAGTGACTTTGACTTAAACCCGTGGCACTCATCACCGAAAACTGTGCCAAACCTACTAAACCAGTCAGGCTGAAATCTATATATCGACTGCCAGGTGCTAATGATAACTCGCTTTGAGGTATTCTTATCTTTACCTGAGTATATTCTGTGACAATTGTGCTCCACATCATAGCCATAAGACTTAAAGTCATTATACATCTGCTCAACTAACGAGGTGGTTGGTACTATAACTAATACATCATTTTCAAAAGATGACAGAAGATAACGCATTAACACGTATATTATAAGTGACTTACCAGAACCTGTTGGAGATAACAGGATTGCATTTTTTCTCTGTATACCAGTGCATACTGCATCAAACTGATAGTCTCTTATCTCGAATGGTAGCTTTAAAGCTTTAATAAACTTCATCATAAACTCAGGATCAATCTTATTTCCTTCGTTAGGACTGCCATAGTCTGATTCTTCTATGTCTATCTTATACTCACGACTTTCTGCAAACGAGAGTATTTGAGGAAATAAGCCTGCTGATATCTCACCAGTTATCTGGTTATATAGTCGTATCTTTCCATCCCATAGCCTATTACGATAAGCCGGCATAAATTTATAACCAGGTACAAAGAATGAAAAGAACTCACGTAGCTCTGCTCCTATTCCTCTATCACACTCCACTCTTATCGTAGAGTGATTTAATTTCCTGACTCGAATTGTTTCCATTTGATTATGTTCGATATAGTTTGGTGTCGCCATTTTAAGTTATCTATTATTTCTGATAATGTTTCAGTTAATGTTTTCCAGTATTGTATTTTCTCTTCTGACTTTTGTATTTCAGGATCGCTATCATAGTAGTACTCCATCTCGCCTTTAAGAACCTTTAAGCCTTCAAACGGATCAGGCTCCCACCCTTTTTCTTGTATTGTTATCTGGTCCATCTTACCATTATAGTATAGCCACTTGTCTTTAAGAAGCTTCTTCTGTTCAAACTCAGCACGCTTGAGCTCGAGTTTGGACGTAGACCAGAGTTGTATATATTTTGAGTGTAGTATTGGGGTTTGACGTGATGTCTCATCTATTTGATAGTTGTCAATTATACAGTCTTTTTGCCACATTTCGTGGACTTGTTTCAAGTCAATCATTATGTCTCCAATAATATATATTAACCAGTTACAGTACCAGTCACGTCAAATGAGTCAGTAATTGCACCAGTCGTTGCATTAAATGTTTTTATGTCAAAGTAAGTAAACCTAAATGAAGCGCCAAAAGTTAAGAATGACTCAGCTCCACTTGTTGCCTGAAACTGAATGTCAGTCAGCGCAGTTGGTATACTATCTCTATATATAATCTGAGCTATCGCATTGTTTGAGCTATTTAATATAGACAATGTAATATCAGATTGTGTAGGTGGTCGTTGTGTGGCATTCGTAAATCTATCAAGTGCCGTAACATTGTCTTGATCAAGAGCACGTCTCATCCAGTTATGCATTTCAGTATAAGACTTCATGTCTTCATCAAGAATTATGTTTGCTAACATCTCATTATAAGTGAGCTTATCACCAATGAATGGTATAGCAGATATTTTCTTATAGCCAAGATCTGCGGTGTTCATAATTACACCAGCATGAGTAAAGTCTTGAATAAAGAACTCTAAGTTTGGATAGTTTTTTCTATCAATTACTAGCTTAAAGCCAGTAGGTTGTAGATAATTAAAGTTACTAGTTAGTGCCATTTTTACACCTACAGTTTATTCCACCACAGCTACCTTTAATCGGTTTAAACAATAAACCTAAAGACATGCCTGAGGCTATAAATGACATGAATATTAATAATGTTAGTATAAATGTTTCCATACTCTTATTTATACAAAAAAAAGAGGAGCCGAAACTCCTCCTTTAATATTAAGTACTAAGACTTACGCACCTAGAATATTGTCAACTCTGAATATTCTGTAGTATTGGTTAGTCTTAACTGCGGCTAGGCCATCAGCAGGTGTAGCACCTACGAATGGGTTAGATGCCATTCCATATCTGGTTTTAAAACCAATTTTTGGTTGGAATGTATCTTCTCCAACTGCACGTACCATTGTTAATGGAACGTATGGGCAGTAGAATAGACCGGCATCATATGGGTTAGTACCCTTATAACCAACAGTTACATAGTTTGTATTTGCATACGGGTCAATGTAAACTCTTGTTCTACCGTTCATAGTACCAGCAAAAGTATTACCTGTGTCATCAACATTTAATGATGTTGACATTGCAGGTGTGTAGTCTAACATACCAGCTGCATGGAGAGCAGATGCTACATCAGATGAACATACGATAAAGTTTCCTTTACCTCTACGTGTCTCTTTTGCGATTGTATTACATTCTCTTTCGATTTGTAATACTAGTCCTTTGAACTTTTCTACAGACCATCTACCATCAGCATCTGTCTGAACATCGAAGATACCGTTAACGGCAGTGTTAGTTTGTAATGCACCAGTTTTTGCTTGTGCGTTAATAGTTCTGATTACTTCTCTATTGATTTCAGCTAAGATCTCAGTTGACAAGATGTTTGCCAATTCTGTCTCAGCGTCAAGACCGTGAATAGCTTTAAGGTCCTGAGCTAGTTCTAAGCTGTATTCAGCTTTAAGAGCTCTTGACTTAGCAGTCACAGTTGATTTCTCAATAGTGAATCCCATTTCTCTGAAAGATGAGTTTCCGGTTGAACCTAACTTCTCAGCTTCAGCAGTTGTCATTCCCTTACCAGTGATGTTAGTTAATCTAGCATCATCAGCAGTAGAGTCTGAATCTAAGTTAGTTACGTTAAGACCTGAAGCATTATCAGAATCGTGAGTAGATGCACTGTCACCTGAAAACTGAGTTTCAGCTTCATTAAACATTGCTTCTCTATTTCCTGTTGCACCACCGCCATATCTTGACTTCATGGCGAAGATTAATCCTGTTGGACCAGACATTGGCTGCACACCGCAGATGTCATATGCCATTAGGTTTGGCATTGCACGTCTTACGAGCGCGATTAATACTGGATTCCAAT